TAAATAAGATAGCCCGACCTGGAATAGAGACCAGACCAAAGATAACACAGTCACTAGACTCTCCTTGATGTTCTTTAAGATCATAAAGATACTCCTTTCTTACTTTGCAATATGTTGGAGGTATGTTAGCATTCAAGTAGGACATAATCTAGTATATAACATTAAAAATAAAAAGTTTGATTTGGAAAATGATTAACTCTAATAAAATTAATAAAAGAAATTAATATTAATCTATTTTCGCTGTTTAAATTAACATCTGCAGCATGTGGAGTTCTTCCATTAAAAGCAACAAGTCTATTATAATCACCAGAAAAAGTTATTGTTTTTCTATATTTATTATTATTTTCATTTTTTTTCTTAAGTATTTCTTCTTGATTTTTGCTTTCTGGGTTTTTAAAATATTCATATTTATCTGGTTGAAGTGTTAAATCATATTCTTTTTTTTTCTTATAAACAGAAGTACCAGAGGTACCTTTTTTAGTCAGATAAATAATTGACGTAATTAAATTGTCATCCTCATGAACCCAACCATCACAAATATCTTGAATACTTTCTTGAAAAAAAGTTGAAGCATTGAATTCAACACTACCTAAACCAGGGTAGATATTATTTATAATTTTTAAATTAACGTAATTAAAAAAATTTTTATTTATTTCATGTAGACATGGTGATCTTACACCTCTAACTTTATTTGTTTTACTGAAAGAAAGTGTTTTACTAAAATCAACAATTTTATCAGGATCTTCAAAAAAATTATCGCAACAAAAACTATTAAATAAGGACACAACTTTTTATACCTTATTTTATTAACATTTCCAACGTCTTCTTGCTTGTCTTAATCTTGAATTTGGATCTGCTGCAGCTTTAGGAAATTTCTTCATTTGCCCTGCTGATCTTGCACAAAAAGACTTACGTCTTTTTGCAGCTTTTGATCCTGCTTTTACTTTGCCCGTTACGGCAGTTTTTAATTTTGATCCTGGATTTTCTCTTCGGTATCTTGCAACACCTGCTTTTGTCATACCTGCACCAGATGCAGTTTTTCTAAAATACTTTTTGGTTTTAGGGGGCTGTACGTCTTGCCCCCTTTTAAACCCTGGTATACTTTTATTCATACCGTTCATTTATTAACCGTTTTGACCTTCTAAGTTAGGTCCTGAATATTTATCTGTTAACAAAGTGTACGCTGCAATATTTGTTTTTGTTTTACAAAAAACACCTGCAGGAAATAAAATTCCATCTTCAGGAAAAGTAAAGTTAATTACGTCTCCACTTGGAACATCACCGATGAACAAAGTAGTACCACTATTCGATGTTGTCGTAAGCTCTAGAACACCTGCACCAACAGCATCAGAAGCAATTATAATACCTCTTAATCTTACTGGTTGAGCAATTATTGCCGCTGCTCCAGCTGCTGCTGTAGATCTAGTCGCTTGTATATCGCTTTTGTAGCCCATATTGTTCTCCTACAGTTTTATTATGCTATTGTCGCGCCATTGTTTCCAACAACAACCCAACCTACTGTAGTGCTGTAAACAAGAACTACGCCATCTCCAACGTCATTGAAAGTGATTGTAGTACCACCTGCAAGAGTTGTCGGAGTAAGAGTTCCATCTCCACCATCAGCAACCATTGTAATGATTTTAACTTGACCTGCTGAACCATTTGCAAGTGTTAAAGCATCTGCACCAGTTGTTGATACTTCAGTGATTAAGTCTGTAAGATTAACAGCTCCTGGTCCTGCTAAAGAATGAACACTTCCAGTGATAATATCAGAATAACTTGTACCTACAGTGATAGCACCAGTTGTTGCATTTTTTGTTATTGATTCAAAACCGTTTTCCGATCGGACTGGTCCTGAAAAAGTAGTATTAGCCATAATATTCTCCTTTGTGTATAGCCTTCGCCATGTAGTCTCTATACCGTCTGCCTAGCCAGTCTACATAACAAATTAATTAATCTAGGTCTTTGAATTATACTCTAATTTTAAAGTTAATCCAACCGGTCAAGAAATATTTATTAATATTGCATGGCACACCTCGATGGAAATGTGTAGGACCTGCAGGCCAAATATATAAGTTTCCAGCTTTTGGTTCCGTTTTAAAGTTATGATCAACAAATTCTGTTTGGCCACCTTCTTTAATATCGTTTAAATATATCATCCAAGCAAAAACTCTTGTCCTAGAATGTATATCATCACCTAATTCACAATGAATATGATTATAATATTTATTGGGTAAAAACCTACATAATTGAACCATGTTGTCTACTTGCCAGGGAGGAAGTAGTTTATCATATTTTGGATATTGTTCTTTAAAATCTAAAACACCATTCTCTAAACAAGCTCCAAGATTATAAAAAGACTCGCGAGCTGTAAGTTCAATTGGTATTTCTAAATTATCTAAATCTTTTTGTCCAGCTTTACCTTTTGTAGCAAGATGTTTGTTTTTTTCAAACCAATCAATAAGTTGATTACAAGATTCTTTTGAATATGCATTTTCTTTTAAAAAGATAAAATTCATATTTTTGACTTAACACAAAAAAAAGGGCAGTGCAAATTAATGCACCGCCCTTTTAAAGTAATTAATATTTATTAACTAGTTGGTAAGTTTCCGTTACCAAAAATACATCTTGGATCAGAGAATCCAAAAGAGTATCTTTCTCTAGCTTTAAATCTCATGTTACCAGTATCGAAGTCACCTTCCATCGCTGTTTTGATTGGCGATCTAACGAACATTTTCATTCCGTTAGGCACGTCAGTCATCAAGAAGTATGAATCAGTGTCAGTTAAAAAGTTATTAACTCTGTAACCTTCTGGTACCATACCCATTGAACCGATGGCATTGATGTCATTATCAGCAGTTCCAACTCTCATTGGAGACTTCATGATTCTCTCAGCAGTAAATTGTAATTCTTTTGGAATTATCATTTTTCTACCTGAGGCAGCAATTTTTAGACCTCTTTCGTCTACAAATCCTGCAATGTCAATCAATGATTGCTCAAGTGAAGTTTCGTTAAGGTCTGCAGCTACTGCAAGAACATTTGAGAAAGTACCACCAGTTGCTAATGGGTGTGCAGCATTAATTAATGATACTCCATCACCACCAGTAACAGTTGTTACTTGCGCGTTGTTCAATACGTTTGCAGCTTTAACTTGCTTCGTATTTGCCATAGATCTTGCAAGAGCTCTTGTGTATCTGCCCGCAAGTCTATCGTATAGGTTATCTTCGATCGCTTCTTCAGTGATAGCAAATGCTAAAGCGATTGTTTCGTGGTTGTATCTAGCTGTGAAAGTTTCACCTGCTTGATCGAACACTACTCCAGCACCTTCTTGTTTAGTTGGTGCAGAAGCGAAACCGCTTAACATTACTTCTTCTTCGAAAGCTCTGTCAGATGTTTCAGTAGTATAAATTTCAGCATGCTGATTTTCATATCTACTATATTCCAGGCCGAATAAAGCATTCAAACCTGGCTCTAGTTCTTTAACTAGCTGTGATCGTGAAATGGCCATAGTTATTCTCCTTTATCCTATATACCTGTACCACTTCTGTAGAAGTGATTGTTGATTCTAACAAGAATGTTAGCATTTGAAGTCGCAGTATCAGAATTATCTGGGTCCTGTGAAATGTCAATTGCTTGTACAACAAATGTAGCTGCAGTACCTGTAGCAGATACGTCTAATTGTACTTTTGATATTCCTGTTTGTGTTACACCTGTAGTGTTAGTAACAGAGTAGTTAGCATACAGATCAGCTCTTGTGAAAGCCTCATCAGCATCCATTAAAAACACAGCATCTGGATCATCAACAACGAACGCAGTAATGTCGCTCGCTACCACTGAACCAGGGTAGTAGTTTTTGTATGTCGGCTTTTGAGTAGTTGGATCTGTATAAAAACATCCGTTAAAAACGCCCACAACAGCATCACTAGTGTTAGCAGTATGTCTTTCAATATTTCCTGCAGCAGTTGGTTGAACCAAATCGCCTTGGAAAATTGCAGTGTCATAGTTACTAGCAATTGTGTATCTGTTTTGAGCTCCTACTAATGGTGTTCCGTCTAGTTTTCTGTACGGTCTTAGACCGAACTTTTCACTTAC